GAAAGGGTCAAAGCCCCAGTCATTGTTCCACCTGCGAGGGCAAGCTTCTTATCAAGCTCTACTTTTGTTTTTTGACCCAATTGGGTAAGCAAACTAGACATAATATATAATCCTTTGTTGTGGGTTAGTTGTGTTTAGAAAGAGTATAAGGACAGCTAATAACTGTCAAGGCTGAGGCTCAAATAACAATGCTTCGCCTAGCTCAGTCGTTAAAGTATCCCCAGCTTCAGACGTAAGAAAGTTTCCGATAGCGTCTCCAAGACTACTAATTAACCAATCAGTTCCGTTATCTATTGCCATACAAGGACTTCCGTTATCACCATCACTGACGAATATAACAGTCCCGCTTGTACCAGCTGCTGGTAAGTTGGATGTACTGTAAGAAGCTACTTGAAGTGTACCGCCAAGAACTAAGTTCCCGGTGATCGTACCTCCTGACGTGCTTAATTTAGTATCAAGCTGGGTCTTTACCTTGGCTCCTAACTGTGCAAATAATGTACTCATCTATCTCTACGGTGTATTTAATCCATCTAAAAAGTCTTGATAATCACCAACTTCCTCCTCGTGTGCGTCTAAGAAGTACGGCAAATCATTCCAAGCATCCGTCCCGTTTCCGATCTTCATCCTGTTACGACTGCTATCCAATTCAAGACCTATTTCCCCTTCTAAAAGTACAGGGTTGGTGGACGCCCAGTTGCTGGGGGTATCCCTTCTAAGTTGTATTCTTTTACTAAATGTAGCCATTTGTTATGCTCCTCCTCCTTCGTAAACATCTAAGTTATCACTAGCAGTTGCTCCTAAAGAATCAATCTGTGGGTCACTCAACGGTGCGTCACCACCACTTAATCCGATGATGTCAGGGTCAGCTAAAATGGAATCTGTCACTGCTTTAGCAGCCGTTGCCGTAGTTACCGCTTCCGTCGCACTTCCCGAAGCCACCGCACCAAGTGTATTGTATTGAGCGATTAATGGACTCGGTCTAACAACACGAGGTCTTCTGTACGGTCTAGCCATGTTAGCACTTCCACCTACGCAAAGCTAAAGCCTTACGAGTAGGACGACCTTTACTATCTTTCATCGGTCCTTTCACACCAGACATCCTAGCACAGAAGGAACGCTTACGTGGGCCACCGCCGGGCTGAGGAGCTTTGAGTTTAGAACCTGTAGCTCTGTTATACTTAGCTCTTCCCTTTGCAGTGAGTCCGCCCTTCTTGCTTTTCTCACCTCTGCCTATCGACAGTGATACGCCTTTACGCTTTTTTGCCACGGCCCTTCAGAGTAACACCACGACGTTTCAACGCTATGATGTCCGCTTGTGTTATCTTCTTTTTATCGCCAGCAACAGCAGCTAAGCGTTTTTGTTTTAAGCTGTATTGTGAGTACGGCATTACTACTTCTTCTTAAACCCACGCTTCATATTAGCGTAAGCCTTTGGTGTAATCGTTGACTTCTTTTTACTACGACTGATGCCGAGTTTCTTTCTTCTATTAATGTTTGCGTATAATCCTTGTTTCATCTCTGTACTAATACCTCCATCATACGATCTAATTTATTGTGAACTTCTTTAAGTGCTTCTTCTACCTTTGCGATCCGTGCTTCAACAGCTCTATCTCTTTCCCGTTGTGCAGCTAACTCCACCTCTATCTTAGTCATTCTTTTCTCACCGAGATCAAGACGTTCGATAACACGTTTGATAATCCACCCGATCACGCCAAGAGCGACGACTAAAGCGGTGTTAAGAAAGCCAGAGATAGATTCGATCATCTTGTTAACTAATAGTAGTAATTATTACTGAAATATTGTTTCCGCTGTTCAAACCGTTTCCTATACACTCCGCCATTCTATTGTCAGCTAAAGTAATAGTGCCTGTTCCTGTGTCGTCTTTAAATCTTGTAACACCAGCTGATTGTAGAGTTATAGAAGCACCAGAGTGATTAAGTATTTTACAACGAAAACCTCCTCCGTAATTACCGTCAAAAGTAATAGTACTACATCCACTGTCTGCTCTTATTACTTCACCATCGTGACCCGCTTGTAACGTGAAGTTAGAAGGTTGAGAATCTAAAGCTAATCTTGGGGATGTTAATTTATTAATCGTGCCAGAGTCTTTAAATGATAAAGTTCTACCAGCAATATCGTAAAGCAACTGACCACTGTCTATATAATCGTGTATACTTACTCCAGCTTTCTGAATCCAATTATTGTTTTGTCTTATATAAGTTTTGTTTGTTTCTAAATCAAACACATAAGAACTTAAATTAGGGTCTGGGTTAGAAGTAATTGTTGATTTATTTATAGCAGGTGCATTAATATATAAATCCCCCCAACTGCAATTTGGTTGCGACTGTGCCATCAAACCCCAAGATGCTGGGTTTTGAAATTTAGTTAAATCAGGGTCGCTTGTTAAATCAAGGTTCGCTATAAGTATCCAAGAAGAAGAATCCCACTCTGGTGTGTTGGCTGTATCATCTATTGCCCATATTTTAATATATGTCGGTCTTCTTTCGATTTTAAAAGGACACCCATCGTATGCCGACCATCCACTACCACCTGCTGAATTAGCGTAAACATCCGTAAAGTCAGTACTATTTCCAGCTAACTTTTTCTCTCCGGGTAATCCTAAGTTATAATAAACATTTACTCCTACATCGTCTCCGTATATAAGCGGTTGCTGCTCCGCATTAAGGCTTCGATATACACAAATATATGAATCGTATGGTGTATTAGCATTGTCGTCGTTGGGAGCACCTCTATCTAAAGCTATTACCCATCCAATGTGATCGTCATCAGTACCAGCTGATTTAGCTACAACCATAGCATCATATGTGTCGTATAAATCAGGACTAGCAAAACCCGTAACAGAAACGGTATTGTATGGTTGTATTAACTCATTATTAGCATTTACACTCCAACCAGATTCTTCGTTCGTAGGTGTTCCCGGAGGAGATTCAACATCTCTTCCTGCATGGTTTCCTATCGTTAAAGATTTAAAAACCGCATCATCTCTTGTAGTGCTCCTGTAAGAAAAACGATAAAAATCAGATAAGATTCTATTAAATTCGTCGTTTATTCGATCTTGATAAAAACTTTGAGTGAAACTTAATTGAGCTGTTGATGGCGATGCAGCTGCTTTTACTAATAACTTTTTATTGGCAACTGTAGTAGAACCTAAACCTTCGTACACTAAATGGTCACCGTCGTTCGTGCTAACTGGGTACGGTACTAATGCCGTTAACTTCTCCCGCTCAGCTTCAGTTATCCCTCCTGCCGTATCTAACTCTGCTAACTTATCTCGTTCTTCTTGCGTCATTACTACGCCACCTGTAACAGGGACTGAGTATCCTCTTTTAATAACAACTATATTAGCCCCGTTTGAAGGAATAGTTGTAAAGGTAATTGTATCTGCATCTGCATCTATAACGTAATCAACTGTAGGTTCTTCAAGATGCCCATCAATAGCTACTTCATACAGGGTATCACCATCTAATTCTACGCCGGGGCTAAAAGTAAAAACAGCATCTACACCGTTACCAGTAAATGTAAACTTAGGGGGTTCAACTGAAGCACCAGTAATCGTGTTAGATATTTGTGTGTCTACATAGGTTTTAGTGGACGCATCTTGAACATCTACAGGTTGACCTACATTCTTAATCCTTAAACCTTTAGCGTCCCAATTTAAACCTCCCGCTTCGATTTGTAGTGATTGATCGTTTAATTCACCAATCTCTTCAGCCAAGTAACGGTTATGACGATACGCTCTATCTAGTTCCGATTCCGTTAATACAGAACCATTTACAAAGTCTACGAGGTTTTGATCTGGTTGACTTCTTCTGCGTATCCGTACAATGTCCCCATAACTAGCACCGCTGTTTAAAACAACTTTGGTAGCTGGAGATGTAACAATGGTGAAATCTATCGTAGCAGTTCCGTTGATTTCTACCGTTACATGTTCGTCCTCAAGGTAAGGGAAATTAAAAGCAAAGTCTGTCTGCCCTGCTGTTGCTGTATAGTCTACGTAGGTGTTAGCCATGATGTTAAGTGTATATTATTAATTATTGAGTGAGAAGAGCAAGTCCTTAGTCTAACGTAACTGGCATATAAGGTGTTTTCTTTAACAATTCTTTCAACCTAGTGTCTGGCTGAGTTTTCTTGTACTCTTCGGCGGGCATTTCTGAATAAATCCTACCTAGAACTTTTTCTTTA